CCCCGCCATTTTATGGTTTCCATGTCCAAGGGATAGTGAAGGAATGAAAGATATCCCTACCATTTAACGAAAGGAGACGGTTCATATGGGAGTAGGTTACAGAAACCCGGAAGGCTACGCAGATCCTGTGCCATATCAGGCAATCTCTAACATGGATAAGGAACAGAAACGTTATATGCCGATGGTGTATATCTGTTCAGCATATAGCAGTGATGTGGAAGGTAATACAGAGAAAGCCAGACGATACAGCAGATTTGCTGTAGATGCAGGGAAGATTCCGATAGCACCACATCTATTACTTCCTCAGTTTATGGAAGAAGAATCAGAACGTGAACTTGCCATGTTCATGGATATAGCGATTCTTTCCAAGTGCAGGGAGTTGTGGGTGTTCGGAAAGCCGACAGCCGGGATGTTAAACGAGATAGCTTATGCCGAGCGTAAGCAGATGACAATTAAATATTTCAATGAAGAATGCAAGGAGGACGATTAAATGCAGATGACATTATGTAGTGCGACCTGTGTCGGGAAAGCTGCTAACTGTATTTATCCCAATAAGGTAGTTGTGGATAATGCAGCAGATATGGAATCAGCAGTAGCAGTTGATCATGTATGTGCCACATACATAGGTAATCGCAGAGGCAACAGTAACTTTATTGAATCAGATGTAATTCCAATGGATATCGACAATGACCACAGTGATAATCCGGTAGACTGGATTACGGAAGATAAGATGGAAGAACTCTTTGGAGATGTGGACTATGCGTTAGTGCCAAGCAGACACCATATGCTTGCAAAGGACGGAAAGTCAGAGCGTCCAAGATATCATGCATATTTTACTATTGAGAAATGCACAGATGCAGCACAGTACACTGCAATGAAAACAGCAATCCAGAAAGCCTATCCGTTCTTTGATGACAATGCCCTCGATGCAGCCAGATTTTTATTCGGTGCAACAACAGGTGAGGTTATCTGGCATGAAGGATGGATGAGCATTATGGAAGTAGTAGCTGATACAGAGCCAGAAGCTGATGATGGAGATTTCGATGATGGGTTTGTCGGTGGTCCTATCACAGAGGGCAGCCGTAATAAGACATTATCCCTTTTTGCCGGAAGAGTCTTGAAGAGATATGGAGAGTGCGATAAGGCACATGAAGTATTTCTGGAACAGGCAGCAAAGTGTGACCCGCCTCTTGAGAATGCAGAACTTTCCACTATCTGGTTCTCAGCACTTAAGTTTTTTAGAAATAAGATAAGTGGCAGTAACGGATATGTTCCTCCAGACCAGTACAATAACGATTTCGGAGGAGAGCCTGGTTCATTAAGACCAGATGATTACTCAGATGTCGGACAGGCAAAGATCCTGTCAGCCACATACGGGGATGAACTGAAACACACATCAGCAACGGATTATATAAGATATGACGGAGAAGTGTGGGTGGAAGATAAGCAGATGGCTGTTGGAGCCTGTGTGGAATTCCTCGACTTACAGTTACAGGATGCAAACGATTATATGGGTGCAGCCAAGAAAGCACTTATCAAAGCAGGCTACCTGGAAGAATCCGTAAACCAGGGGTCAAAGGTTCTTGCTAAAGATTGTGACATTAAGCCGGATGACCTTCCAATCTTTTATATGCTTGTCGGAGCAGAAAAGTATCTTGCTTTTACTATGAAACGCAGGGATTACAAGTATATTACTTCGGCACTTAATGTTGCAAAGTCCATGCTTGGTATTAAGGTATCAGACCTTGATAAGAATCCGAATCTGCTGAACACACCATATGCAACTTACAATCTGGAACTCGGCATGGCAGGAGAACAGCCTCATGACCCATTCGACCTTATTACCAAAATCACGGAATGCTCTCCGGGGGATGAAGGAATGGATATCTGGCTTGAGGCACTTGATACATTCTTCTGCGGTGATGCAGAACTTATCGAATATGTGCAGAAGGTCATCGGATTGGCTGCAATAGGTAAGGTGTATGAGGAATTCATCATTATTGCCTATGGTGACGGCGCTAATGGTAAAAGTACATTCTGGAATACAGTAGCAAGAGTTCTTGGAACTTATGCAGGTAAGATTTCATCGGATATTCTGACGATGGGCAATAAGGTAAATGCCCAGCCGGAGATGGCAGAACTTAAAGGCAAGCGTCTTATCATTGCATCCGAGATGCAGGAAGGTGTGCGCCTTAATACAGCAATGGTTAAGCAGTTATGCTCTACTGATGAAATACAGGCCTGCAAGAAATACAAGGATCCGTTCCATTTCGTTCCTTCCCATCAAGTGGTGCTTTACACGAACCATCTGCCAAAGGTCGGTGCGAATGATGACGGTATCTGGAGAAGATTAAAAGTAATTCCGTTCAATGCGAAGATTAAGGGTAATTCAGACATTAAGAATTATGCTGATTACCTTTATGAGAAAGCTGCCCCTGCCATCATGAAGTGGATTATTGAGGGAGCAGAGAAGGTAAGCAAATCTGACCACAAGGTTGATGACCCGAAATGCGTAATAGATGCTGTGGCAGCTTATCGTGAGGACAATGACTGGCTCGGACATTTCCTTGCAGACTGCTGTGATATCGGCAGTGGTCTTACGGAGAAGTCCGGGGAGTTCTATCAGCAGTATCGTGCTTACTGTATTCAGAGTGGTGAGTATACCAGAAGCACCACAGACTTTTATTCCGCTGTGGAGAAGGTAGGATTTGTCAGAAAGAAAGGAACGAAAGGTACTCTGGTCTACGGACTCAGCTTGAAGTCTGGACAGGATTTTGTGTAAATGACTGTAACGACTGTCATGACGGTCATTTCAGAAACTTTTTCATAATGGCTTAATTTCATAAAAATGTTGATTTTAAGCCATTTATGACAGTCGTGATACTCATTTCTTAAAAGTGCCTTATATAGAAAAATAAGGTTAAAAAATAGCCTATAGAGAGGTTTGGAAAAAGAGTATCACGACCGTCATAGTTACAAATTTTGATGGGAGGTTCGTGGATGAGAGAAAAGACCATTGAACAGAAATTAGTCAGCAAAGTGAAAAAGCGTGGTGGCATCTGTCCTAAGTGGGTCTGCCCGTCCTTTGATGGGATGCCAGACCGATTGGTATTTTTACCGGGTAGGCATTTCGGGATGGTGGAGGTGAAAGCACCGGGCGAGAAACCGAGACCTTTGCAGGTGTCCAGACACAGATTATTACAGAGATTAGGCTTTAAGGTTTATGTCCTTGATGCCTTGGAAGATATAGGAGGTATCCTTGATGAGATTCAAACCACATAATTATCAGCAGTATGCAATCAACTTTATAACCCATAATCCCATAACGGCAGTACTTCTTGATATGGGAATGGGAAAGACAGCCATAACACTTATGGCAATCGACTATCTGATGTATGAGTACTTCGAGATTGTGAAGGTACTTGTTATCTGTCCTCTGCGAGTTACACGAACATGGAGGGATGAGGTAAACAAGTGGGAGCAGTTGTCCGGCTACAGACTTTCTATTGTGACAGGTACTGTCGCACAAAGGAAGAAAGCACTGGCAGCAGATGCAGACATTTATATTATCAACCGAGAAAATGTACCGTGGCTTGTAGATAAAAGCGGTGTTCCATTTGACTTTGATATGGTTGTGATTGATGAATTATCATCCTTCAAAAACCATCAGACAGCAAGGCACAAAGCACTTATGAAGGTTCGGCCATTCATAAAAAGAATCGTGGGACTTACAGGAACACCTGCAAGCCAAGGACTTATGGATCTGTTTGCAGAATTTAAAGTGTTAGACTTTGGACAGCGTTTGGGTCGCTTTATTGGTCAGTTCAGACTCAATTACTTCAGACCAGATAAGGTCAACGGAAATATTGTATACAGTTACAAACTGCTGCCGGGAGCAGAGGAGAAAATCTATGAGAAGATACAGGACATCACAATATCTATGAAAGCGGTGGACTTCCTTGATATGCCGGAACTCATAAATACAGAATATCCTGTGTATCTGGATGAGAGTGAACAGGAGAAGTATGAAGGACTTAAGAAGGATTTGATTCTTTCTACTTCAGAACATGAGGTAACTGCTGCCAATGCAGCATCCCTTGTGAATAAACTGTCGCAGATGGCAAACGGAGCAGTTTATACAGATGATGAGGATATCATCACATTTCATGATAAAAAACTGGATGCCTTAGAGGACATCATAGAATCAGCCAATGGCAAACCACTTCTTGTGGCATATTGGTTCAAACACGATTATACAAGAATCGTAGAGCGACTTAACAAAATCGGTGTGAATTACATGAAGATAGATTCCGATGAGAGCATCACCAAATGGAATAACAGGGAGATACCTGTTGCACTGATCCATCCTGCATCAGCTGGACACGGGCTTAACCTTCAGCAGGGTGGAAACACAATGCTGTGGTTTGGCATCACTTGGTCTCTTGAATTATATCAGCAATGTGTCTGCCGACTTTACAGACAGGGACAGACGGAAGGAACAGTCACCATAATCCATCTTATAACACAGGGAACTGTTGATGAGAAAATTATGAAAGCATTGTCCGAAAAGGATAATACGCAGTCAGCCTTAATCGAGGCTGTCAAAGCAGAGATATAGAAAATCATAGTCAATCATGGTCAATCCGAGGGAATAAAAATTTATTTCGGAGGTAAAACCTATGAGCGTAGGAAACTTAGGTCCATATGAGGCATTAGGAAATGCCGTGGTTCTACAGGCAGTAAAAGACTACAGGGAGGCAGTGCATAAGCTGGCCCGTGGAAAAAAGAACACGAATGCAGAGTCCACGAAACAGGAATGTGAGAGATTTTTTCAATCTCCATATTTCAATGTATTCACGCAGCTTGATGGGAAAGCACTTCTGTCACAGCTTGAGAAGGAGGTGTCTGCATGACAGTAAAAGAATATTTGGGACAGGCTTATCTGTTGGATAACAGAATCAATTCAGATACAAAGGAACTGGAAGAACTTCGCCTTATGTCACAGACAATTTCCAGTCCGGGATTTGAGGAACATTATAATGCAAGTAGAAATACTGATGCACCATACATTCACACATTGGAAAAAATCTTTGATATGGAATCCAAGATTCTGGAGGAGATGAATCTGCTGATGGCGTTGAAACAGCAAATAAGGGACGTGATCAGCAAGGTGGAAAAGCCAGAGCATCAAATGATTATGAGATACCGCTATATCCACAACTACTCATGGTCCAAGATTAGTGAAAAGCTTTCTGCTGATATTACTACGGTTCAGAGGTGGCATAATAAAGCAATTGCAAAAATAAAACTTCCAGAAAATGCGATAGATTTAAAAGTTGCCATTGTTTGCCATAAGATGCCATAGTCCAGTTTGTGATATTGTATAATCAGCAAAAATGATAAAGATGCATACAGGCTTGAGCCTTCATGGTGGAATCCCCGCTGTGAGGGCTTTTCTTATGCCCTTATTGAAGGAGGTGCAGTGATGCCAAGAAAGGCAAAGCATCCGTGCCACCATCCCGGCTGTCCCAAGCTGACAGAAGGAAGGTTCTGTGAGGAACACCAGAAGGAAGAGAACAAGCGTTACGAGAAGTACGGACGTGACCCTGCAACAAGGAAACGGTACGGACGTGCGTGGAAACGCATCCGTGACAGCTATGTTAAGACACACCCCTTCTGTGAGTTGTGCTACGAGAAGGGAGTTCTTGTCTCGGTCGAAGAGGTACACCACAAGGTTCCTTTGTCGGAAGGTGGAACACATGACAGGAGCAACCTCATCTCTTTGTGCAAGTCGTGCCACGCAAGGATACACGCAGAGAGAGGTGACAGATGGCATGGAAGAAAGAGTGATTCATACGAATGATGGTTGTGCCAGTCATATATAAAAATATTTTATTATATTTTTTCATGTGACGGTCATGACAGTCATTTCCAAAAGGGTAGGGGGAGTGCAAATCCCTGTGGGCAGAGCCACCGGGCAACGGTGCCGCCCCTTCGTGCGCACAAAAAGCGAAATTGAACGGGGTATTGCACACTAAATAGTTAAAAAGTTTTATTAGGAGATGAAATTATGGCAAGAGATGGAACTGCCCGTGGCTCAAATATCAAGGTCAATGCCGGAAGAAAATCCAAGGCATTAGCTGAGAAGATGGCAGCAGGCAATCCTGGTGGAAGAAAGCTGAAGATCATTGACTTGCCGGACGGAGCAGAACTTGAAGGGGAAGATATCCCAGAGCCAAGTTCTTACATTAAGTCCAAGCAGAAAGCTGTGGGAGAGTTCGATGCAGAACATATTTACAGATACATCTATCTGTACTTGAAAGAAAAAGGATGCGACAAACTGGTGAGCAAGCATCTGGTGGAGCAGTACGCAATGAGCGTGTCCCGACTGATGCAGTGTGAGGAGGCAATCTCAGAATACGGATTCCTTTCCAAGCATCCGACCACAGGAGCTGCCTGTGCAAGTCCATTTGTCGCTATGGCTCAGAACTACCAGAAACAGGTAAACACAATATGGTATCAGATTTTCCAAGTGGTAAGGGAGAACTGCTCGAAGGATTATAACCCTGATGAGTCCGACCCGATGGAACTTCTGCTACGAAGCAGGGGATAAGGAGATAAACATGATAGAAAAAGTAAATCCGATGCACCCAGACAAGGTTGCAGACCGAATAGCCGGTGCAATTGTTGATCTGGCATACGCATCTGAAGATAATCCAAAGATTGCTGCCGAGGTCTTAATTGGACATGGCGTGTGCCATGCGATTATAGAAACTTCAGCACACATTGATGAAAAAGAAATAGAAAAAGCAGTACACCGTATTGCCGGAAATGTTCAGACAGACATTGTTATGGTTCCACAGGACATTCATCTGTCTGAGAATCAGAAAGGCAATGTGAGATGCGGGGATAATGGCATCTTTAAGGGAATGCCACTTACTGGAGAACAGAAAGAACTTTCACAGATTGCAAGGGACATTTACAGGAAATATCCTACAGACGGAAAGTACATTCTTGATGGGGTAAGGCTCATCATCTGCCAGAGCAATGCAGACAAAGAGGAACTGGAGAATCATTACCCAGGGGCAGAGGTCAATCCGCTTGGTGCCTGGGCAGGTGGTACAGATGTAGATACGGGAGCAACCAACAGAAAACTTGGTTCTGATATGGCTGATTCTGTTACAGGCGGAGGGCTGCATGGCAAGGATTTATCCAAGGCAGATGTATCCGTAAACATCTATGCTTTCCTTAAGGCACAGGAAACAGGAATGCCAGTCACACTCTGCTGTGCAATCGGTGATGAGATGGTGGATGGAAAGCCTTATGCAGAAATCGTGCAGATGGCAAGAGAGTACATCCAGTCAGTTGGCGGATTTGAGAAATTTGCAGAATGGGGGTTATTTTAATGGCAAAGCATACGACAGAAATGAAAATGGTACAGACTTCCAAACTGATACCATATGTAAATAATGCCCGTACCCATTCGCAGGAACAGGTCAATAAGCTGCGAGGTTCCCTTCGTGAGTTTGGGTTCATCAATCCTGTTATTATCGATGCTGACTATAATGTCATTGCCGGACACGGAAGGCTTATGGCTGCAAAGGAAGAAGGCATTGAGGAAGTTCCGTGTGTGTTCGTTGATTATCTGACGGAGGCACAGAAGAAAGCATATATCCTTGCCGACAACCGATATGCACAGGATGCCGGATGGGACGAAGAGATGTTAAGGGTTGAGATTGAAGCCTTGGAGGGAATGGACTTTGATGTGTCATTTACAGGCTTTGATGAACAGGAGATTGCAGACCTTCTTGCAGGGGATGCTGATGATGCAAAAGAGGATGATTTCGATGTTGAGGAAGAATTGCAGAAACCGTGCTTTTCCAAGACAGGAGATATCTGGCATATTGGAAAACACAAAGTCATCTGTGGTGATTCTACACAGGAAGATACCTATACTCAGCTTTTTGAAGATAAGAAGTGTAATCTTGTCTGCACGGATCCACCTTACTTTGTGGCACTTGAGAATGCATCCGGCAAGATCGCCAATGATGACTTAAACGATAAGGACGGATATGAATTCCTTATGAAAGCCTTTACCAATTTCCATAATGTTATGGCTATTGATGCATCCATCTATGTATTTTATGCGACCATGAAGGCTCGTGTATTTTATGATGCGTATGAAGATGCAGGCTTTAAGGTCGGTGCAGGACTTATATGGAAAAAGCCAAGGGCACCGCTTATGAGGACTGACTGGAAGTTCAACATGGAACCAATCATCTGGGGCTGGAGAAAAGATGGAAAACATAAATGGTATGGTGACCAGAAACAGAAATCCGTATTTGAATTTGATGGTATCAAGAATTCAAAGGAAGATGGATTCGGTCATCCATCAAGTAAGCCGGTTCCGCTGATTGCATATCTTATCAAGCAGTGTACACAGGCAAACGGTATTGTCCTTGACGGATTCTTAGGCTCTGCATCCACACTGATGGCTTGTGAGCAGCTTGACCGTATCTGTTATGGTGTAGAACTTGAACCGAAATTTGTGGATGTGGCGGTAAAGAGATACCTCGAATATAAGAATGGTGACAGCACGGATGTGTATGTCATCCGCAATGGTGAGAAGATCAGTTACGAAGATGCAGTGGCAGGAATGGAGGATGCCGATGGAACAACAGAATAAAATGTCATTAACCCTCGGCAGTCTTTTTGACGGTTCCGGGGGTTTTCCATTGGGTGGAGTCATTGCAGGAATCACACCAAAGTGGGCAGCAGAGATTGAGCCGTTTCCCATAAGGGTCACATCAGTCCGTTTTCCCAATATGACACACCTTGGAAATATAAGTGAAGTCAGAGGGGCAGAGATTGAACCCGTTGATATCATCACATTTGGAAGTCCCTGTCAGGACATGAGCGTGGCAGGGAAAAGAGAAGGCTTGGGCGGTAACCGTTCAAGTCTTTTTTACGAGGCAATCAGAATCATAAAGGAAATGAGGGAGGCTACCAATGGAAAATATCCAAGATACATTGTCTGGGAAAATGTTCCCGGAGCATTCTCGTCAAACAAGGGCGAGGATTTCAGGGCAGTCCTTACCGAAATCTGCAAAGTCAAAGAAGAATGTGTGTCTGTACCTAAACCTGCAAAATGGGAAAATGCAGGACGCATCATGGGAGAAAGCTTCAGTATCGCATGGAGACTCCTCGATGCTCAGTATTGGGGTGTTCCCCAGAGAAGACAACGTATCTACCTTGTCGCGGATTTTGATGGAGGGAGTGCCGGAAAAATATTATTTGAGTCAGAAGGCCTGTCTGGGTATTCTGCGCAGGGCTTCAAGTCGTGGCAAGACGCTGCCAACGGTATTACAGAAAGCGTTGGAGAAACAGGCTCAGACAGCTTAATGTTTGAAAACCACTCACAGGATACAAGATACCGGGGACCACTTGCTGTGGCACAGACGGTTTCATCCACCTATGGGACAGGTGGAAATAATCAGCCGTTTGTATTACAGACACCAAAGACTCTGAAAATCAGATGTGGCTGTGAGGGTGGTGGCAAGGGTGCGCTGATACAGGATGACCTGTCAGCAACCCTTGGAACAAACAATGATCAGACATTATTTCAACCGATGGCATTCGGTGTGTGTGCAAAGAACAGCAACTCCATGAAATCAGATAATCCGAAAAGCGGATTTTATGAGGCAGAGACATCCAGAACCCTTGATGCGAATGGTGGGAATCCTACCTGTAACCAGGGTGGTATTGCTGTACTTGAAGGCAATGGCAGCAGACCTTCCCACAAAGGGGACGGATATAAGGAATCTGATGTCATGTACACCTTAAATGCAACGGAGCAACACGCAGTAGCATTTGCAGATGTTCATGCCACACTTTCTGCAAATGATGGTCCCAAGGGTCCATCCAGTCAGATGATGAAGAACCCGGAAGAGAACTTTGTCGGGGAACCATCCTATGGCATTGGCAGACCTGCGATGAATCAAGGCTACAATGCATCCTTCAGCTTTCAGATTGAAGAGGAAGTTGAACCGACACTTGTTGCAGCCGGAGCAAGCGGTGTGGCACATCCGAGATTTTCTTCTTCCAAGGCATCATTTTTTACCGAGGCGAATGAGGAGTGTGCCAATACTCTAGTTGCAACTGATTACAAGGATCCACCGATTGTGAATGACGGAGAAGATACTGATTATATAGTACGAAGGCTGACACCAGCGGAATGTGCAAGACTGCAGGGATTCCCGGACTGGTGGTGTGATGAACTCGGCATTGCAGAACCAACCGATAGTGATATTGCCAAGTGGCGTGAAATATTTAATGCCCATGCCAAGGCAATGGGTAAGACCACCAAGCCGAAGTCTGATAACCAGATAAGAAAATGGTTACAGAACCCACAGTCTGATTCTGCTGAATATAAGATGTGGGGAAATGGTGTGGCACTTCCGAATGTTTATTTTGTACTTTCCGGCATTATGTACTATGCACAAGAATCTGCAACATAACTGCGGTATATTTGTGACCCAGTGAATGCACATATTTGTTGCTTTTACAGGGGTTTAGAGTGATATATGTACATACCAAAAGAAAGGGAGGTACATGAACATGGTACTGCATTTTAATGTAACAGGCGAAAGCCGGAAAGCAATGGTAAAAGCCATTGAGAAAGAAATCGGAGGCAAGGCAAAATACCTCGGAGTTCCATCCTGCGCATACGAGATTGGAAGTTACACGGTAGGCAGAAACGGGGAACTTGAATTCGGAGATTTTGATGACATTGATGAGGTTGCACCAATCGTTGATGCCTGCGTCATGGCAACAGGAATCACCCCGGCAGAATGGGAAGGAAACAAAGATGCCGAAGAAGCAGAAACGGAAGGTGCGATGGAACTTACAGTTACCATCCCATTTACAAAGGTGAATGTTGGAAATCTTACAAGCCTGCTTGAGGCAAAAGGAAACCTTATAAAGGATGCCCTTGGCATCACAGACCTGCGGTTTGAGATGAATGAGGATTCCATTTCATTCCCTTGGTTTTCAAAGGTTAAGCCGGAAGAGGCAATGACCTACACAAAATTTATTACAGCAATCTGCGAAATGACCATGAAGCAGAAACGGATTACTGCCAAGCCAAAGGAAAATGAAAATGAGAAATATGCATTCCGATGCTTTCTTCTCCGACTTGGATTTATCGGGGATGAGTACAAAGCCGACAGAAAGCTGCTGCTTTCCAAGCTGAACGGCTCATCAGCATTTAAGTCTGGAGCCAAGAAAGGGGGCGAGCAGTAATGTTCTTTCCACCAAGAAATATAGTTGAATCAGTAAAGAAAGAATATCCATCGGGTACAAGGGTTGAACTTGTATCCATGAATGACCCTTACCGTGATATGCCGACAGGTACAAGGGGAACAGTTGCCTGTGTGGACGATACAGGCACGATTCATGTGGCATGGGATAATGGATGTCACCTCGGAGTTGTCTATGGCGAGGATTCATGCAGAAAACTGCATACCATAAAGACCATCTGCTATGGGAAGGAAGAAACATGGGACTGCAAAGAAGATGCAGTTGCATTTTTCCTACAGGCGGTTGCAGGAAGTGAAGGTGCAGAGTGTGAGAGATACACAAAGATACTGACGGATCTTGCGATGGGCATGGATATATGTACAGATGGTGAGTAGAGTTCTGGAAAGATACACAATAACCGGTGTGTATCTTTGTCCAGTAGCGGTATTCCAATTTATGTGCTTTAGAGTGATATATGTACTACCGAAAGGAAAACAAGCCAAAAAGGAGTACATAGAATGAACGAGAAAACAACAAGACAGATTGAAGAAATGAAAAAGCAGACCATTGGGGTTGAAATCGAGATGAACAGCATCACGAGGGATAAGGCAGCAAAGATTGCAGCCACCTACTTCGGAACAGGAAGATTTCAGAACACGGCAAGCAGAAACGGATACTACACTTGGTCAGCATGGGATGAGCAGGGCAGGGAATGGAAATTCCAAAGGGATGTCAGCATTGCCGGATGCGACAGTGAAAAATGCGAACTGGTAACACCGATTCTTACCTACGCAGACATTGAAACATTACAGGAACTTGTAAGGCAGTTAAGACACGCAGGTGCAAAGAGTGATGCAACAAGGGGATGCGGGGTACACATTCACATTGGAGCCAAGGGGCATACACCACAGACAATGAGAAACCTTGCAAACATTATGGCAAGCCACGAAAGCCTTATAGCAGATGCCCTTGACCTTGACAGGGGAAGAATGCACAGATACTGCAGAACGGTTGACCCACGATTCCTTGAGAGCCTTAACAGGAAAAAGCCAAAGACAATGTCAGCCTTGGCAGACATCTGGTACGGAAGTCAGAACTGCAACTACGGAAGGTCACAGCATTACAACGACAGCCGATACCATATGCTGAATTACCATGCGACTTTTACAAAGGGAACCATTGAATTCAGACTTTTCCAATTTGATGCCCCTGCTGACGGAAAACGAAACGGACTCCATGCCGGACAGCTTAAAGCCTACATTCAGCTTTGCCTCGCACTCAGCCAGATGGCAAAGGAAGTAAAAACGGCAAGCCCAAAGCCACAGCAGAATGAAAATCCAAAATACGCAATGAGAACTTGGCTCCTCAGACTTGGATTCATTGGGGATGAGTTCAAGACAGCAAGAGAGATTCTAACAAAGAGACTTGCAGGGGACACAGCATTCAGAACTGCAAGGGGATAGCCTTGTAGTACCTTAGAGAAATGACCGCTTCGGCGGTCTTAAGGTGGTAGAAGGGTATTTCCTTCAGAAAGGATGGATGCGAAATGCAGAAAAGATACTATATTGCTTACGGCAGCAACCTAAACATTACGCAGATGCGATTCCGATGCCCAAATGCACGGATTATTGGCACATCTGTTGTGCCGGATTATGAATTGCTCTTTAAGGGAAGTAAGACTGGTTCTTACCTAACCATTGAGCCAAAGGCAGGTGCAAGCGTTCCTGTGGCGGTATGGGAAACCACAGCTGATGATGAACTTGCCCTTGACAGGTACGAGGGCTATCCGACCTTTTATTACAAGGCAGAAATGACTCTGCCGATAACGGGAATCAAATCCGGCAAGGTAAGGGAACGAAAGGTATATGTGTACATCATGCATGAGGACAGACAGATAGGAATGCCGACCATCAGATATATTCAGACCTGTCTTGAAGGATATAGGGCATTCAGATTTGATGAGAACACCTTGTATGATGCAATAGAGAAAAGCCGGAGGTACTGCCATGAAGATTAAATCAAACCTACAAAAAAGAATCTGCCCCATTTGTGGGCAGATATACCATGAACCGCCTGCACTTTCAAGAGCAGATGGGAAAACGCAAATCTGCCCCGACTGTGGCACGAGAGAAGCACTTCAGAGCATTGGAGTTGGCAATGAAGAGCAGGAAAAAATCATCAATACCATTCATCAGCATACAAAGAACCTTTGAGTGTAATATACACAATAGTCCATCTGAATATCTGGTACATGATCGTATTCCAATAAGTGTGAAAGTACGGTAATGTACACATACCGAAAGGGAAAACAGAGAAAACGGAGGATACGAGCATGACAAGATTTGAAAAGGATGTAAAAGAAATACAGGAAGGAAACGAAATCGAGGTTCTCAAAAGAAGAAGGGCAGAACTTGAGGAACTTTATAAGAAAGGCAGATGCGAAAAGAACGGATTCAGAAGACAGTGCATTGCACAGGAGTATGAGAGAAGGTTGGCTGAATATGAAAAACTGGATGCCATGATTTGAATTTAAGCATAGAGCATTTAAGAGGAACCCACCGGGGTTCCTTTTTTCGTGGAGGTGATCATGTGAGAAAACTGAAAAAATATAAACCAACTAGATTCATGGCAGAGGATTCTCACTATGATAAATCTGAGGCAGATTTTGCTGTGAATTTTATAGAAAATCTGTGCCACACCAAAGGTACATGGGCGAGGAAGAAGTTCTTGCTGATGGACTGGCAGGAGCAGATTATAAGGGATGTATTTGGAACGATAAAGCCGAATGGCTACAGGCAGTTCAACATGGCATATGTGGAAATCCCAAAGAAGAATGGCAAGAGTGAACTGGCGGCTGCCGTAGCATTATTACTATTATGCGAAGGGGAACAGCGTGGAGAGATATATTCTTGTGCAGCAGATAAGAATCAGGCAAAAATTGTATTTGATGTAGCTGCCGATATGGTGCGTTTTTCAAAACCACTCAGTAAGCGAATCAAAATATATGAGTCACAGAAGAAGTTAGAGTACATTCCGACAAAGAGTACTTATCAAGTGCTGTCAGCCGATGTTTCTAACAAACACGGCTTTAATACACACGGTGTTATCTTTGATGAATTGCACACACAGCCAAACCGTAAATTATACGATGTTATGGTTCAAGGGTCAGGTGATGCGAGAATGCAGCCACTGTATTTTCTTATAACGACTGCCGGAAATAATACAGAAAGCATCTGCTATGAAGTGCACCAGAAGGCTTTGGATATTATGGAAGGCAGAAAGCATGACAGCACATTTTATCCTGTGATATTTGGTGCAGGAGTTGATGAGGATTGGACAGACCCAGAAGTTTGGAAGAAAGCCAATCCGTCACTTGGGGAAACAATAGGAATTGATAAGGTCGAAGCTGCCTGTGAATCAGCAAGGCAGAATCCGGGAGAGGAGAATGCATTCCGCCAGTTAAGACTGAACCAATGGGTAAAGCAGAGTATCCGATGGATGCCAATGGAGAAGTGGGATGCCTGTGCATTCCCTGTTAACGAGGATGACCTTGAAGGACGTGTATGTTACGGAGGTCTTGACCTTTCAAGCACTACCGACCTTACTTCGTTCTGCCTTGTGTTCCCGCCGGAAGATGAAGAAGGAAAATATTATGTACTTCCTTACTTCTGGCTGCCGGAGGAAACGCTTGACCTGCGTGTCCGAAGAGATCATGTAAATTATGATGTCTGGGAAAAACAGGGATATATACAGACCACGGAAGGCAATGTAGTCCATTATGGATTTATAGAAAAATTCATAGAACATCTGGGTGAGCGGTTCAACATCCGAGAGATTGCATTCGATAGGTGGGGAGCAGTACAGATGGTACAGAACCTTGAAGGAATGGGATTTAATGTTGTGGCTATGGGACAGGGATTTGCATCCATGTCACCGCCTACCAAGGAACTAATGAAACTGGTGCTTGAACAGAGGATAGCACATGGAGGGCATCCAGTCCTTCGGTGGAACATGGATAACATATATATCCGAACAGATCCTGCCGGAAATATTAAGGCAGATAAATCGAAATCAACAGAAAAGATAGATGGAGCCATAGCCTGTATTATGGCACTAGATCGAGCAATCCGTTGTGGCAATGACACTTCTGAAAGTGTGTATGACACAAGAGGTCTTTTGGTATTTTAATATAGTGATTGACTTATACACTTTATTGCTATATAATAAATAAGAAAGTAAGTGAGTTAATCACTAGAAAGTGAGGTTGCAAATGCAAAGAATTCAGTTTTATCCAAGCGAAGAACTTGCAAATATTTTAAATGCGGAAGCACAAAGTAAAGGTGTAAGTGTTAGTACATATGTAACAGATTTATTAGAAGAGTATTACGGAATGAAAAAAAATAGTGTTTCCATTACTCAGTTAACGGCAACAGTATTAAAGGAAGTGGAAAATTACATTGCTACATTACCCAAAAATGTTCCATTCGATTTAAAAACGGCATCAAAGACCTACAATGAAATTAAGATGACTTGTGGAAAGAAACCACAAACAGTGAGGGCATCAATTGGTAGATCATTTGGTGCAAAATTAGGAAAAGCACCTTTTACAAATGTTAGAAAATACCAAGATAAGAATGGTAAATATATTCTCTCGGTTAATAATGCATTGATGTATGAACTTTATTAGTACAAAATGTCTTGAGAAAATTAGGCATCCTGTAATACAGGGTGCTTTTATTATGCCTATTTTTAGAAAAGGATGGTGGAAATTATGGGAATATTTAGTGGGATTTTTAAATCAAGGGATACACCCACAAACAGGACAGCGGGTAGTGCCTACAGTTTTTTCCTTGGGCAGAGTGCATCCGGGAAAAGGGTAAATGAGCGAAGTGCCATGCAGACATCGGCAGTATATGCCTGTGTCCGTGTTATTTCGGAGTCGGTGGCGAGCCTGCCACTCCATGTTTATAAATACAACAAAAATGGTGGAAAGGAAAAGGCAATCGACCACCCTTTATACCATCTGTTACATGATGAACCAAATCCAGAGATGACGGCATATTCCTTTTTCGAGGTAGCACTTACACATCTGCTGTTATGGGGCAACTCATACAGCCAGATCATTCGCAATGGCAAGGGAGAGGTCCTCGGACTGTATCCGCTTATGCCGGACAGAATGAATGTGGACAGGGATGATAAAGGAAATATTTATTATGAATATTCGGTAAGTTCCGATGATGCTCCTACCAATAAAGCAGGAACTGTAAGACTTAAGCCGGAAGATGTCCTTCATGTTCCGGGACTTTCCTTTGATGGTCTTGTGGGATATTCGCCTATTGCGATGGCAAAGAATGCCATAGGTCTTGGAATTGCAGCCGAGGAGTATGGCAGTAAATTCTATGCAAATGGGGCTGCACCAAGCGGTGTGCTTGAACATCCGGGAACATTAAAAGATCCATCAAAGGTAAGGGAAAGCTGGACACAGACATTTGGCGGTTCATCCAATTCCAACAAGGTGGCAGTTCTGGAAGAGGGAATGAAGTATACACCGATTTCCATAAATCCGTCTGAGGCACAGTTCCTTGAAACAAGGAATTTTCAGATATCAGAGATTGCAAGGATATACAGAGTTCCGGCTCACATGATTGGACAGCTTGATAAAGCGACCTTTTCCAATATTGAGCAGCAGTCTTTAGAGTTTGTTGTGTATACGCTCCGTCCTTGGATTACAAGACTGGAGCAGGCAATGGTACGCAGACTTCTGTCAGAAGAGGAGAAGAAAGACTATTTTATCAAATTCAATGTGGATGGTCTCCTTCGTGGAGATTACCAGAGCAGAATGAACGGATATGCAACAGCAAGGCAGAATGGCTGGATGTCTGCAAATGATATTCGGGAACTGGAGAACCTTGACAGGATACCCGCTGAACTTGGTGGGGATTTATACCTCATCAATGGAAATATGACAAAACTTGAAGATGCAGGAATTTTTGCAGATTCAGCACAAAAAGAAGAGGAGGATTCCGATGAAGAACAAGAAGTTCTGGAACTGGAAGAGCAGGAAAACGCTCAACCAGGAAACAAACGAGGAAATCGTAGAAAGAGTTCTCAGCCTTAACGGAACCATCGCAGAGGAGTCGTGGTTTGATGATGATGTCACTCCACAGCTTTTTAAGGATGAATTGAATGCCGGAAGTGGTGATATCACTGTATGGATCAATTCACCGGGCGGTGACTGTGTGGCAGCAGCTCAGATCTACAATATGCTCGCAGATTACAAGGGGAATGTCACAGTAAAGATTGACGGTATTGCAGCTTCGGCAGCATCCGTGATTGCAATGGCAGGTGACAATGTACTTATGTCCCCAGTTTCAATGATGATGATCCACAACCCTGCAACAGTAGCATTCGGTGACCATACCGAGATGGCAAAAGCTATCGAAATGCTCGAAGGGGTTAAGGATTCCATCATAAATGCCTATTCCTTAAAGACGGGAATGTCGAGGGCAAAGTTATCAAGGCTTATGGATGCTGAAACATGGATGGATGCAACCAAGGCGGTGGAACTCGGATTTGCTGATGATATCATCACAAAAAATGAGTTCCCTAAAAAAGAAGATGATGAGCCGGATGAAGATGGCGAGTCTGATAAAGAAAGCACCGAAGAGGATGAGAAAAAGAGATCATCCAATTCAGTGCTTTTTTCACGCAAAGCTGTAAACAATGCACTTCTTAATAAGCTGGAGGAGCATTACAGAAAGCCAAGTGTGGATGTTGCATGGCAGGCAAAAATCCCTGCCATGAATGTAACTGACGGTGTATCTGCCAAAGAAATTAGAGACCGTCTGGATCTTATCAAAAAGTATATTTAAGGAGGACTGCGATTATGACAGTACAGGAATTAGTTGACAAGAGAGCCAAGGCATGGGAGATGGCTAAGAAATTTGTAAATACCCATGAGGATAAGAACGGTAATTTATCTGCCGAGGATGCTGCGACATACAGCAGAATGGAGGCTGACATCGAGGAACTTACCAATTCCATCGACAGACAGCAGAGAGCCGAGAGAAGGGAGCAGGAACTTTCCAAACCTGTAAATTCCCCTATTACAGGAAAGCCTTATAAAGACGAGCCACAGGGCAAGACAAAGACAGGACGTGCATCTGATGAGTACAAGAAAGCTATGTTAAATGCAATCCGCAGTAACTTCAGACAGGTTTCCAATGTATTACAGGAAGGTGTGGATGCAGATGGTGGTTATCTTGTGCCGGAAGAGTATGACCACAGACTGATTGATGTTCTTACAGAGGAGAATATCATGAGAGGAATTGCGACCAGAATTACTACTTCCGGGGAGCATAAGATTAACATCGCAGCTACAAAGCCGGCTGCAGCATGGATTGAGGAAGGAGCAGCCCTTTCATTTGGAAATGCTACATTTGACCAGATGATTCTGGATGCATATAAGCTTCATGTTGCTATCAAGATCACAGAGGAACTTCTGTATGATTCTGCTTTCCCTCTTGAGAACTACATTATCACAGAGTTTGGTAAGGCACTCGGAAATGCAGAAGAGGATGCATTCCTTAATGGAGATGGCAAGGGCAAGCCTACGGGTATTTTCAATGCTACAGATGGTGGACATCTCGCAGGAACACTTACGGCAGCGCTTAAGTCCGATGACCTCTTTGACCTTGTTTATGCTTTGAAGAGACCTTACCGTAAGAATGCATCCTTTATTATGAACGATGCTACATTAGCACAGCTTCGTAAGTTAAAGGATAACAACGGGGCATACATCTGGCAGCCATCATACCAGGCAGGAGAGCCGGACAGAGTTCTTGGCTACCAGGTACGCACATCTGCTTATGCACCTGCAGATGCGATTTCCTTTGGTGATTATAAGTATTACAACATCGGAGACCGTGGTACACGTTCCTTCAAGCAGCTCAATGAACTCTTTGCAGGAAACGGCATGATCGGTATGGTGGCTAAGGAGCGTGTGGATGGTAAGTTAGTACTTCCAGAAGCAGTGCAGATTCTTAAGCTGAAGTTTGATGCACAGGCAGGAAAAGCCTAAGAGAACCAATGGGGCAGAGTGACGAAGAGTTGCTCTGTCTTTGAAGATTTATGGAGGTGTAACAGAATGATTTCTCTTGATGAAATGAAAAATTATCTTCGGATTGATTTTGACGATGATGATGCACTTCTTGAAAATCTGATTGTCTCATCAGAACGTCTGTGTATGGACATTGCCAGAATAAAAAGCAAGGCTGTGTTTGAGAAAAAGGAAAATGCAAAGATAGCAGTCATGTATGCGGTGGCATATCAGTATGAGCATCGTGAGGACTGTGATCATCATGCGCTTGCCATGTCACTCCGTTCCCTGCTTTCTGGTATTAGAAAGGCGGGATTCTGATGGAAGTAGCACTTTTAAATGTAAGGATAACATTTCAGAAGAATGAGGTCGTAACGGATGCCATCGGAAACCATAAAAACAGGTGGACAGATTACTATTCGTGTCATGCCACGGTAAGTGGCGAGAGTGGTTCAGAAAAAAGTGTGGCAGCCAATACGCTGTATGAATCAGACCTTGCTTTTACAGTACGTTATTGTAAGATGCTTGCGGATGCTGACAGCACAAAACTCCGTATTTTATTTAACGGTGAACTTTATGATATTACATTTATTGACCACATGAATTATAAGAATAAATGCTTGAAATTCAGATGCAGGAAAGTGAGAAGATAGCATGGCAAATGTACAGATTGATAATTTGGCATCCGAAGTCATGAAAGGACTTATGGAATATAAAGACCTTGTTACCTCGGATATGAAGGTGGTTGTGAGGAAAGCAGGACGATCAGTGAAAAAAGATATCCAGGCAAATGCTCCAAAGAAAACAGGTGCCTACTCGAAGAGTTGGAAGGTCAGTACAACAAAAGAGACTTCTGAATCTTTGGAACTTACAGTACATTCTCCAAAGAAGTATCAGCTTGCACATCTGCTTGAAAAAGGTCATGCAAAAAGGGGCGGTGGAAGGACAAAGGCAGTCCCACATATCGCACCTGCTGAAGAAAGTTCTGTCAAACAACTGGAGTCTGATATTAAAAAGGCAATCGGAGGTTCATGATGGATGAATTAGTAAAAATCATAGAAGAAATGGGGATTCCCTTTGCATATGACCATTTTGCAGAGGGAGAAAGTCCCGACCCGCCATTTTTGTGTTACCTGTTGCCGGGGAGTGATAACTTCGCAGCCGATGGCAGGGTTTATTACAAAATGAGTGAAGTAAGGATTGAACTGTATACAGATTTCAAGGATGTATCCTTGGAAGAAAAAGTAACTGCCGTGCTTGATAACCACGGTATTTTTTATGAGCAGTCGGAGGTGTGGATAGAGGAAGAAAAACTCTATGAGGTAGCCTTCGAGTTTGCCATGCCAGTATGAAGGAGGATATAAAGATGGCTAATAAAAAGAATAAAGTCAAGTTTAATATCTGCAATGTGCATTATGCACCGATTACTGTTGCAGAAGAAGGCACGGTCAGTTTTGGAACTCCTGTACCGATGCCGGGTGCAGTATCCATCAGCATGGATCCGACAGGTGAGCCGGAATCATTCTATGCAGATGGTATTGAGTATTATGTAATCAACAACAATCAGGGATATGATGGTGACCTTGAACTTGCCATGATTCCTGAGTCATTCCGTACAGATATCTTAAAAGAGGAACAGGATGCCAATAAGGTTCTTGTCGAGAATGCAAATTCTGAGACAGGCAGCTTTGCACTTCTGTTTGAATTTGATGGAGATATCAGAAAAATCCGTCATGTGCTTTATAACTGTACTGCATCCCGTCCAACAATTGAGTCTAAGACCAATGAGGATGAGAAGGAAGTACAGACAGAGACACTTACCATCAAGGCAAGACCGATGGCAGACGGATATGTTAAGGCTAAGACGGGTGATGTCACTACTGATACAGTTTATAGCAACTGGTACAAGAGTGTATATCAGCCGACAGCGGTCGCTGAACAGCAGTCTGCAAAATCAACTAAGGTTGTATCTTAAGGAGGAGCAGGATATGGGAATCAGAAAAGATATAGAGATTGACGGACAGATGGTTGCATTCAAAGCGAGTGCAGCCATCCCACGAATCTACAGATTAAAGTTTCAGAGGGATATTTATAAAGACCTTGCCGTGCTTGAGAAAAGTATCGGTGATGGGAAGGAAGAGTCATCAAATCTGGATATGTTCTCACTTGAGATGTTTGAAAACATAGCTTTTATTATGGCTAAACACGCAGACCCATCTATCCCGGACACTCCAGAAGAGTGGCTTGATAATTTCAATACATTCTCTATTTACCAGGTTCTTCCACAGCTGATTGAACTGTGGGGACTGAATGTAAAAACGGATGTTGAATCTAAAAAAAAGTTCGCCCAACTGAGCGTGAAATGACAACTCCATTGTTTCTGCTTCGCTGTGTGCAGTTAGGCTTATCGATGGCAGATCTTGATATGCTGTCGATAGGTCTTATCAATGATATGTATGCAGAGAGCAGAAACGATGACTGTAAATATGCAGAACTTGCAACGCAGGAGGATTTCGACCGTTTCTGATTGAGAACACAGCCTTTTTCTGCTATACTATCACCAGAAAAAGGCTGAAAATCAAGAAAAGGACGGTGGTTACAATGATGAAGGTTTCTGGTGATTTTTATGTGAAATGTAATAACTGTGGGCATATCACATATGTAGAAGCAGACAGCTTGGATTATGATACAACTTCAACTGAAAGATCTATGGGTGCCGAAGTAGAATATAACTTTTATGGAGAATACCGCTGTGAGGCCTGTGGAAGAAGTATAGATTATAATATCCGTGGATACGAATACCCTGTAGGAGCATTTAATTATTCAGCTTCTGAATGCCACGGTGGAGAGTTCGTAGATGAGCCTAGTGCGGATATAGAATATGAATTTGATGATTATTATAGTAATTATGCATATGAAGAATATATCGAGGCTGATGATATTCTTGAGCGGAACCGTGAGCAGATTAGAAATATGACTCCGAGAGAATTTGAGTTATTTGTAGGAGAGATATTTGAAAGTCTAGGTTTTACTGTAAAGGTTACTCAAGCAACGAGGGATGGCGGAAGAGATATCATTGCGACAAAGGCAGATCCAATTCCATTTACCCTGATTGTAGAATGTAAGCATTGGGGAGAAAAGCATAAAGTGGATGTCAGCGTTGTAAGGAGTTTATATGGAGTTCAAACAGCAATGCAGGCAAATCAGTCAGTTGTTGTGACATCAACCAAGTTTACAAGGGATGCAAGGAAATTCGCAGAGAGTAGAAATACTATGATGCAGTTATGGGATATTGATGATTTATTAAAATACGTGCGGTAAATATTTTAATATTACATAGAACATCTGTCAGAAATGGCAGGTGTTTTTCTTTTGTTAAGGAGCAGAGATGCTCCTTTTTTTGTACCCATTTTTAGGAGGAGGTGAGAATTCATGGCAAGCCGTATACAGGGAATTACCGTAGAAATCGGTGGTGATACAACCAAATTGCAGAATGCCCTTAAAGGTGTAAATGGACAGATCAAGTCCACCCAGTCACAGCTGAAGGATGTTAACAAACTTCTGAAACTGGATCCGGGCAATACGGAACTCTTGGCACAAAAACATAAACTGCTTGCTGAGGCTGTTGGCGAAACGAAAGAAAAACTGTCAACCTTAAAGACGGCAGCAGAACAGGCAAATACGGCACTTGCCAATGGAGAAATCTCACAGGAACAGTATGATGCCCTTCAAAGAGAAATAGTAGAGATAGAGCAGGATTTGAAGAACCTTGAAACACAGGCAAATCAGTCAGCTACAGCTGTCCAGAAGATAGCCACAGCCGGAGAAAAGTTAAAGACTACAGGAGATAACATTTCTTCTGCCGGACAGAAACTATTACCCGTTACAGCCGGGGTGGCTGCTTTAGGAACTGCATCGGTTACTACAGCTGCCAATTTCGAGTCTGCTATGTCACAGGTGCAGGCAACAATGGGAATCACAAAAGATTCCATGTCAAAGGTAAACGGGCAGTCAGTAAATACAATGGATACCCTTTCCAAGTTGGCAAAGAAGATGGGTGCAGAAACTGCATTCTCCGCATCAGAGTGTGCCGAGGCTCTTAATTATCTGGCTCTTGCAGGATATGACACACAGCAGATGTGCGATACTCTGCCAACAGTACTTAATCTGGCAGCCGCAGGTGATATTCAGCTTGCATCTGCATCTGATATGGTAACGGATGCCATGTCAGCCCTCGGTATGGGAGTTGATGAGGCAGGAACGATGGTAGACCAGATGGCTAAGACAGCATCAACCACGAATACATCCGTAGCACAGTTAGGAGAAGGTATTCTTACCATTGGTGCAACAGCAAAATCCATCAAGGGTGGAACAGCAGAACTGAATACTGCTCTTGGTATCCTCGCCAATAATGGTATCAAAGGTGCAGAAGGTGGTACGCATCTTCGTAACATCATTCTATCATTGCAGAGTCCGACCGATGCAGCCGCCAAGCAGATGGAGGCATTAGGAATATCCGTATATGATTCGGAAGGAAACATGAGAAGTCTGAATGATATCCTCGGAGATTTGAATACCTCTATGGATGGCATGACATCAGCTGAAAAGTCAAATATTATCAGTACGATTTTTAATAAGACAGACCTTTCTTCCGTAAATGCTTTACTTGCCAATACGGGAGGTACATGGGATGACCTTCAGCAGAAGATTACAGACAGTGGTGGGGCTGCACAGCAGATGGCAGATACACAGCTTGATAACCTACAGGGACAGATTACCATTCTAAAATCTGCCTTAGAGGGACTTGCCATTTCGTTTGGAGAACTGCTGATGCCTGCCATCAAGCAGATTGTTGGATGGGTTCAGAAGTTTGTTGATTTCCTAAACAGCCTTGATGAGGGAACAAAGAAAACAGTTGTCACCATAGCACTTCTGGCGGCGGCTCTCGGTCCCGTACTGATAGTTATTGGAAAGGTAATATCGGCAGTCGGTACGATTATGACGATTGTTCCAAAGATTGCCGGAGTCATCAATACAGTTAAGGGAGCATTTGCAGCACTTAATACAACAATGCTTGCAAATCCTATCGTTCTTATTATCGCAGCCATAGCAGCACTTGTGGCTGCTTTTATTTACCTTTGGAACAACTGTGACGGATTCCGTCAGTTCTGGATTGACCTTTGGGAGAATGTAAAACAGGTTGCTATTACAGTATGGAATGCAATCAAGGAGTTCTTCTCACAGGTATGGGAGGCAATCAAGACGATTTTCTCTACAGTATTTGAAGTAATCAAAACACTTGTGACAACTTATTTCAATCTGTACAAGACGATTATCGAGGCTGTCATAAATGTGATAAAGACAGTTATCACAACAGTATGGGAGGCAATCAAAGGTGTGTTTACTACAGTCTTTGAAGTGATAAAGACCATAGTGACAACCTACTTTAATATATACAAGACCATCATCCAGACAGTACTGACGGTCATTCAGACTGTGATAACAACAGTATGGAATACCATAAAAACTGTAATTACCACGGTGCTTAATGCAATCAAAACTGTATTTTCTACGATATGGAATGCCATCAAGACAATCATCAGTGCAGTAGTCAGTGGTATCAAGGGGCTGATTACAGGAGATTTTACTGCTGTAAAAAATTCCATTACCACAATCATGAACACGATTAAGAGTACGATATCGACCATCTGGAACACCATCAAATCTACAGTTTCCACAGTACTTGGAGCAATCAAGAGTGCTGTAACATCTGTGTTCACAGGCATTGTGAATGCTGTTAAAGGTGCGATGGGAAATGTGTTAAATGCAGTAAAGACAGGATTTTCCAATGTGAAAAGCCATATCACGGGACTTGCTTCACAGGCAGTTACCTGGGGTAAAGATCTTGTCATGGGAATTGTGAATGGCATTAAAAGCTGTATTGGTGCAGTTGGTGATGCTGTTAAGAGTGTGGCTGATAAGATCAAGTCATTCCTGCATTTTTCTGTGCCAGACGAAGGACCACTTACGGATTATGAATCATGGATGCCTGACTTTATGGGAGGACTTGCAAAGGGAATCGAAAAGAGTAAAGGCATGGTGGCAAAGGCAATCGAAGGTGTGTCGCAGGATATGATAATCAGTCCGAATGTAAGCGGAATGGAGACCATTGCAGGAATGCAGAACTCTGAACAGTCATCTACAGGGATTGCAAGCATGATGTCAGCAATCACATCTGCGATTAAGGATGTGAAGGGTGATTCCGGGGATATTGTTATTCCTGTATACCTTGGCGGAACGATGCTTGATGAAGTAATCGTATCTGCACAGCAGAGGGCAAATCTGAGAAGTGGAGGAAGGTAAGCATGGCATTTATACAGTACTTAAAATTTGATGAAACGAATCTTCCTCTGCCGGATTCCTATGATCTTGATATTTCAGATGTGGAGGCAGATTCATCCGGGGAGACAGAAGCAGGAACAACACAGAGGGATGTGGTAAGGACAGGAGTTATTTCCATTGCCGTTTCTTTTTCTGTTTCCCCTAAGTGGTTAAAGCTACTGACGGCATACAGTAAAAGGTCAAAAATTGCCGTGAAGTATTTTGATACGGAAGAATTGAATCTGAAAGATGCAGAAATGTATATTACAGGATTTAAAGCAAAACTGGAAAAGGACACAAGTTACAAAGGATTGTGGACGGTGTCATTTACATTGAAAGAGTATTAGAGGAGTGGTTGTATGTACCCGGTTTCAAAAGAATATCAGAAAGCTATTAGTGAGTCATTACGTTCTTTTTTTTGGACGGGGATGATCACCACTAAGGCAGGTAAAAAATATACATTTGGGAATAAGGACATTGTAAAGGGTTCCGGCTATATCAGCAGACAATGCTCTGGCTCGTCAGAGATTGAACTCGGCTCTGTGTATGCAGCTGAACTTGGAATATCCCTTTTTTCAGATATCGACAGATACAGTCTGGAAGATGCGTCTATAACAGTTTCTTTTCATCTGAAGGTTGGTTATGCTTATGAGGAAGTTCCGATGGGGATTTTTTATATTGCAGAGGCAAACAGGAAGATAAGGACACTTGAGTTGAAGGCATATGATGCAATGCTGAATCTGGATAAGAATTTCAACAAAGGTCTGTCGAGTGCATTCCCATATGATTTCTTATCCCTGCTTTCCAAAGCGTGTCACGTAGAACTGGCACAAACAAAAGAAGAAATAGAGGCACTTACAAATGGAGCAGAACTGCTTGGCATATACCAGGAAAACGATATCGAGACATGGAGAGATTTTTTATATTATCTGGCACAGGCACTCGGATGCTTTTCTACCATAGACCGTGATGGAAAGCTGAGACTTATCCCATATGGCATTACTGATAACAAGACGGTAGACAGCAGACACAGATTTTCAAGTACATTCTCCGATTTTGTGACAAGGTACACGGCAGTAAGTTCCACAAATAAAAAGACAGACATCGCAGAGTATTATTCGGTAAAGCCGGATGATGGTCTGACGATGAATCTGGGGGTAAATCCATTACTGCAGTTTGGCTTGGAAGAAAAGCGTAAGAGAATTATAAACAATATTCTGTCTGCAATTACTGTAGTAAATTATGTACCGTTTGATTCGGACACCATTGGTGACCCGGCTCTTGATCTGGGAGATGTCATCAAATTTACGGGTGGTCATGCTGATGAAACAAAAAGGTCTGCCATCACATCCATTGAAACAAAGATAAATGGAAAGCAGACGATAAAGTGTGTTGGAAAGAATCCAAGACTTGCAAGTGCCAAGAGCAAGAATGATAAAAATATTGCAGGGCTTGAGAGTTCCATGAATGAGAACAAACTCAGCATATACACTTATGTGAATGCTCTGAAGATTGGGGTTGGTGCTGAGAAAACATCCATAATCAATATAGAATTTGCATCCGGGGATGAGACAAATGCAGAATTTCACGCAGAGGTCATACTGGATGTAAAATCCAATGCCGTAAGCAGGAAGGTTGATGCAGAAACCACAATAGAGATTGGAGAAGAAAACAAAGTCATTTCAATTCCTGTCAGTTGGACGGATGATGGAAAGACACTTCTAAAGGCATATTATATGTTTGATGGAAAGGAAGTGGAGCAGTTTCATCCATCAGAGACATGGCTTAGCGGAAAGCATCTGTTGAATCTGTATTATCCAATTATAGAAATGAAAGCCAATGAACTTCATACCTTTGAGGTGCTGATAGAACTTACGAATGGAACAGCAACGATTGAACCACAAAATGCAATGGCAACCATATCAGGACAGGGACTTGGTGCGCAGAAAAGATGGGATGGAAGAATTACAGTTGATGAAGAAATTAAGATGGTTGAACTTTCTGGTCTTCCTACAAATACGATTCATGACAAGGTTGTGGCTGCACTTATTACACCGAAGAAAACAGGCATTACACAGACTATTGATTCCATCAGAATGACAGGTCTTATGGTGCCGGAGTTTTATGATAATATTTCCTTCTTTGTACCGATTGTAAGGGATGTGATCGAAACTGCTGATAGGGATAAGATGGTGTACCAGAGAGCCTATGTGGAGGATGATAAGCAGTTCCTGCTCCGCAAGAGTTACTTCATAAGTGGCGGAAATTATATCATCATGGACAGGGGAAGAGCCATCAGTCTTACGATTGATACAGAACCTTTCCAGGAACTTACGGATATTAAAATACAGCCCTTTGAAACTGCACCATTTGTGAATAAGCATAAGACAAAGGCTAGGGAACTGGCAACAAACCATTATACCAGACTTTCATCCGGGCAGATGGTACTTATCCATGATTACAAAGAAAGGATAGAAGGAGTTGTGGAAGAACTAGATAAGGGAACTGTGGTTTCCTTTGACCTTGGATTTGAGAAATTTGATGAAGTAACGACATTGGAGGTGCATAATGGCTGATTATGTTATGTTGGAAGATATATTTGAAACAACAGAAAATATGACTGTTTTGCGTGATAACAGTTATAACGATGATGGCACAGATACGGTGGCAGGTGTTGACTGGTTTAAGTTCCGGGAAACAACGGCTGCCAATTTTTATGTCAGCGGTAATACATGGATTGGCATAGGACAGAACTCCGAACAGCTTAAGATCAGCCGGAGGGATGCTGACCTTTATACGCTGAAAAGAGAGGAAGGAACACTGCTTTCAAACTATAAATTCTTCCGTATCAGATGGGAGGGCTATAGTGTTCATGGAAATAACAATGCTTCGACCAGACTTATATGGGATGCATTATTTTTTGATACAGGGGATATTGTCCTGTATTTTATTGAAGTTCCGACCTCTGCATCCAATATTGGGGAATGTGTTCTTTACACAAAATCAAAGAATATATCATTCTCAATCGCAAAGGGAAAGACTGTTACATTCCTTCATCAGGACGATGTTGGAAATGAGTATGAATTGTCTGATGAACCGCCTGTATTTTTAGACCCATATAACCGCAGGTATCTGTTTAAGGATGGAGATGGAGTGCTTTATACCATTGCAGATGATGCACTTACTCCTCTGGAAGCAATGGAACTGACAGCAGAATTGTTTGAAACACATGGTATCCCAGACCTGCCGGATGGAAATGTACTTCTGGGACTAAAAAATCCAACTATCCTTTACTGGCATGATTCCTATAACCGATTCCCAGATATGAAGATCAGTTACGAAGGAGTACCGAAGCCACAGGTCATTTATTCTGAGAATGTTGATATGTCAGATGCGAGCATCCTTGGAATAGAGAAAGTTACCTGCGACTGTGACGAGAAATGTTTGTTTGCTGTGTCCTTCGACAACGGAGAAACCTGGCTCGGCTATGTAAATAATAACTGGGTAAAATTCACAGAGGAATCATCCGGGATGTCCAAGGCAGCAATTGAGGCTATCAGTTCTGATGCGTGGGCAGAAAAAGCAACAACGGGAATGATAAAGTACAGATTTGTCCTAAGTGGTGCAGATGGTTTTATCACAAATGTGATCACAGACTTTTTAAATACGGAGGAATAGTCATGTTAAAAGGAAAAAGCGTAATTGAACTTACGGATGTGCATACAGGTAAAAAAGAGGTGTATGAGGATACCAACCTTGTCACGGATGCAATCAATGCCATCCTTAATTCTAATATTTTAGGAATGCTCTATAACAACACATCCTTTGATGGGGAAAGTGGAGAAAAATGGATGCTGCCAATCGTAAACAAACTTACGGGTGGCATCCTGCTGTATCAGGAACCTTTGGAAGAAAGGGTCGATAATCTGTATGCTCCGTTTTCCAATCCTTTGATTGGATATGCATCAAGTGATGCAAATAATACAACGGATGTCAGAAGGGGCAGCAGAAATCTGACAGAAAGTAAGAGAATCGATGGCGGATATAAGTTTGTCTGGGATTTTGCTACTTCACAGGCAAATGGAACAATATCTGCAATAGCCCTTACGAATAGGATAGCCGGAATCGGACAGGAAAACGGCAACAATTATCTTGTCCGTATTGGTCAGTATGCATCACAGAATAATGCATATAGTGATGAAAGTTACAGACCAAATAAGAGAACTTACATCAAAGACGGATACAGGCTTGAGATGATTACAAGAAATAATTCAAAGACAGCTCTGCTTAAGAAGGTGCCGGAGGAATATCTTCATGCCGGACTTGTAGAGAACTTGATTTCACAGAAGGCTTTTGATGCTTCAGAAACTACGGAGATTGATTTAGGTCACTATCCGTACTGGATTCATAGAACCGGCTCTCCGTCAAAAGGAGAGTATGACTGTCCGAATGAGGATAATGCAAATATAAGGAGCCATATTTTTCATGGTGCAGATGGCTGTTGGTATGGAATCACAAGAAAGACTAATCAGAAGTATTCATACACATATCGTGATACAGAGCAGTTCGACCATGTCAGCTATGAATTCTATATGGATAAGATTGAGAATGGCAAGTGTACATCGCAGAAGATTTCAGTGCCAAGTGGTGTGAGTGATTTTTACAGCATCGGCATGAGTGGAAAATGGCTGATGTGCGTGTCGAGTGATAGCAGCAAGCTGTATCGGTTGGATACCACAAATGTTGCAAATCTTGAGAGAGTTACTGATTATACCTACAACAGCAGTAATGAATATTCGTATATAGTGGATGATGATATGGTTATCAATGGTTGGTATTTTGAAGATGGAAAGCCTGCACAGAAGATTGGTTCCATCGGTTATCAGAGTTATTGTGCATGGGGTGTAAGCCAGATGGCAAGGTACAAGACATATATGATAAAAGAATGGGTTTATAGTTATAACGGCTATAGAAGTTATAAAGATTTGTATCTGTATACACCATATCTTGCAACCATCAATAATCTTGATACACCTGTTATTAAGACAGCAGATAAGACCATGAAGATCACATATACATTGACAGAAACAAAAGAATAAACAATTTCGGAATTAGGCAGTTATCCATTATGGGTAGCTGCTTTTTTCATACAAAAATTTATAAGGAGGACAAGACAATGAAGGAATTCTGGAACGCAGTACAGTTCGTATTTACAGCTGTAGGTGGATGGCTTGGTTACTTTTTGGGAGGATGTGATGGTTTGTTATATGCATTAATTGCATTTGTGGCCATTGATTATATCACAGGGGTCATGTGTGCAATCAATGACAGGACATTATCGAGTGAGGTTGGTTTTAAAGGAATCTGCCGGAAGGTTCTGATTTTTCTCTTAGTGGGAATCGCAAGCATTCTTGATTTGAATGTAATCGGGACAGGCAGTGTGCTTAGAACAGCAGTGATCTTCTTCTATATTTCCAATGAAGGTGTAAGCCTTCTGGAGAATGCATCCCATCTGGGACTGCCTGTACCACAGAAGATTAAAGCAGTATTAGAACAGCTGCACGACCGTGCAGAAGATGATGAGACTGGGGAGGAGTAATCTTCCCCATTTTTTATGCAGAAACGGAGGATTTTATTATGAGTGAAAAGACAAATAACTTTATTAACACAATCGGAGTGCTTGCAAGAAATGAGTTCCTTTCAAGGAACAGATGGGTACTTCCATCAGTGTGCATTGCACAGGCTGCACTTGAGTCTGGATGGAATCTTAATGCTAAGACTTTATTCGGAATAAAGGGTAAAGGTTTTACAGCGACAACAAGTGAATACTATGATGGACATTATGTTCAGATTCAGGATTCATTTAGAAGTTATCCAAACGCTGCAAGTGCAGTAGTAGGATATTATGATTTTATCACAGGTACACCAAGATATGCCGGAGTGGTCAATAATGCAGATTACAGGGATGCGGTTGATAAGCTGATTCATACAACGGATGGCGCACCATATGCAACAAGTCCTACTTACATTAATAATGTAATTTCGATTATCGAACAGTATAATCTTACAAAATGGGATGTAAGAGACACAAAGCCTAATACATCAAATAGCGGCTCAACAGCACATAATGTGGGTGAGAGAGTGAATTACCATACGATCTATGCATCTCCTGATTCAGAGCAGGCATTATCACCTCTTTACAAGGAAGGAACTATTACAAAAATTATAGCCGGAGCAAGAAATCCATATCTCCTTGATGACGGTACTGGTTGGATTAATGATGCCTGTATTGGAGAGAGCAATACACCTTCGGTATCAGAGGACATCAGCGTGGGGGACAAGGTTCGTGTGTTGAATAATGAAACATACACGGGTGGCAGTTTTAGTATCTATTATGATGAATATGATGTTATTGAGGTTAAAGGTGATCGTGTTGTTATCGGTATTGGTGATGTAGTAACTTGTGCCATTAACAAGTGCAATATAGAAAGAGTATAAGCGTCAGGCTCGGAGGGAGAAATCCTTCTGAGCCTTATTTTTTTGCCTTGATATAGGAAAATGGCTGTTTTCCTTACTACATAATTTGAAAGTGATAATAACTTTTTTATATTTCTTCCCGCCCATTTTGCTTTTTTCTGTCCAAGGGATAGTGAAGGGAAAAGAATATATTTTCGGTCAATCACTTAAAAAATGCCCAGCGAATAGTGAAGGGTATACGGCTTAACGATGAACCGATAAAGGTTATTCCCTTCAAATTCGATGGAGGTGAAACAGCATGAACGATACACAGCGACAGCAGATAAAGGAACTCAGAGGCAAAGGGTATGGATACGGAAGAATCGCACAGGTGCTTTCATTAAGTGAAAATACCATAAAGACATATTGCAGAAGGCACGGACTTGGAGGAGTGGTGGCAACCCCTGCACCCATTGACGGAGAAGTGCATCACTGCCTTTGCTGTGGCAAAAAGGTGGTGCAGCCGGGAGGACGGAAAGAGAAGAAGTTCTGCTCAGATAAATGCAGAAATAAATGGTGGAACAGCAACCTTGATAAGGTGAATCGTAAAGCCAATTATGAGTTTATATGTTCACATTGTAAAAAGCCTTTTAGCGCATATGGGAATAAGAATAGAAAATATTGCAGCCATGCCTGCTATATCGAGGACAGATTCGGAGGTGCAGAATAATGAATGAATTAGCCAATGGAGCAAATAAGAAAGAACTAGTAGTACCTGTGTGTGAAAAATACACTCTTACAATCAAAGAGGCAGCAGTATATTTCAATATTGGAATTAAAAAGATGCGTAGACTGGCAGAAGAAAATACAGGAAGATTTTCTGTTTTTTGTGGAAATAAATTTCTGATTATCCGTCCGAAGTTTGAGAAATTTATCGATGATTCTTCTGAAATATAATCTGCTGAAAGTAGTTATTTATCTGCCAAAAGTAGTTGATAAATAAGTGATTCAGAGTGATATATGTTATACCTCAAAAGAGGAATTTTAGCTGAGAAAGGGGAAAAGAATAATTGAAATCAAAAGTTGGTGACAAGGATACCATGACAGTTCAGGAGGCAGTTACCTATTATAAACTGAGCCGTAGAAAATTTTATGAATTATTACATCAAGCAGGATTGGAATTTATAGCCTTTTATTATAATGGCAGGAGGCTGATTCTGAAAAAAGAGTTTGAAAGATATCTGAAAGGACACCCAGAAATACGAAGGAGGGAACGAGCATGGCAGGAAAATCAGGATTGCGAAGAGACTCAAAACACAGAGTACTCCGAAGGGGCGAATCAATAAGAGCAAATGGAAAGTATCAGTTTAAGTATCATATAGGTGGAAAACCACATTTTGTTTATAGCTGGAGATTAGAACCAACTGATCCGCTTCCAGTTGGTAAAAAACCATGTCTTTCTCTGAGAGAACTGGAAAAACAGATAGGTTACGACCTTGATAATCGATTGGATCCATTGGGAAAGAATATTACCGTAAATGAATTGGTGGAGAGATATCTTAAGACTAAGGTGGGAATGCGCCCAAACACATTAGCCAATTACAATTTTGTGAGAAACATTCTTAAAAATGAGCCTTTTGGAAGTCAAAAGATATCAAAAATAAAGACATCTGATGCAAAATTGTTTCTGATAAAGATGCAGCAGGAAGATGGGAGAGGGCATAGCACGATAAAGACAGTGAGAGGAGTCCTTCGTCCGGCATTTCAGATGGCTGTGGATGATGATGTTCTTATGAAAAATCCATTTCAATTTGAATTAGCCGGAGTGGTAGTTAATGATGCTGTCACAAGGGAAGCAATTTCAAAAGACCAAATGCGAAAATTCTTGAAATTCATACATGATGATGTGGTTTATTGTAAATATTATGAAGTGATTTACATCCTTTTTCACACAGGTATGAGAATTTCGGAATTTTGTGGACTTACAATGAGGGATATTGATTTAGAGAAAAGAACCATCAATATTGATCATCAGCTGCAAAGAACTTCCAAAAGAGAGTATGTAATTGAGCCAACAAAAACCAATGCCGGAACAAGGGTTATTCCAATGACAAATGAAGTGACAGAAATGTTTCGAGCAATTATTGAGGATAGACCAGATTATAAGGTTGAGAAAGTGATAGATGGTTATACGGGATTTCTTTTTCTGGACAAAGATGGAATGCCACTTGTAGCCATGCATTGGGAACACAGATTCAATCATATGGTCAGCAGGTACAATGAAATCTATAAGGTTCAGATGCCCAATATTACCCCTCATGTTTGCAGACATACATATTGTTCCAATATGGCAAAGTCCGGCATGAATCCTAAAACACTGCAGTATTTGATGGGACATTCGGATATAGCTGTGACGCTCAATGTCTACACCCATGTAGGACTTGAGGATGCTGAGAAGGAACTTCAGAAGATGCAGGGATTGGAAAATGCCAGAAAAGAGATGGGAATTTCGGATATGGATGATAAGCCTTTGAAACAGAATATGTTCAAAGTTATATAATAAAATATTAATCATAACACTCAGGCACATTGTCTGGGTGTTTTTTATATACAGATGTAGCAGTGCATGTATGTCGTAATTGAAAAAAACTGTGATATGTTGTACAATAAATTATCTTATTAGTGAAAGATATTGAGATGAGGTGAAGTCGAGTGCTTAAGAATAACATAGAAGTTGATGTAAAAGTCAAATGTATAGAATCTGGAATAACACAAGTACAATTAGCGGATAGTATTGAAACAACAAGTTCCTATGTGAACCGTGTTATTAAGAAAAAAGATGGTATTATTAATAAAACTTTTGTACGTATGATGGAAGAACTGGGATATGATATCGAATTGATATATGTAAAAAAGAAAGTAGAGTAAATGGGAGGATTTGATATGGCAGGATGTACACCTGAAAATTGGTCGTTACAAGAATTATCATCGGCATTGCAGGATACGCATAAGGATCATAAAAAAATAGTTGTTCCAATGTTTCAAAGAGGTAGTGGACGTTGGGGAAAAGAACAAGAGAGAACATTTATTGATTCTTTGATAAAAGGATATCCAGTAGGAACCATGCTGTTTTACAAGACAGTAGAGAATAATATAGAAACATACATTTTGGTTGATGGACTTCAAAGAGGTAATTGCATTAGAAAATACATGAATAATCCAACAGAGTTTTTTTATGATAGTAGTATATCTGATGATTTTTGCAAAAACATTCTGAAAATTGTAAAAAGAAATAATGAGGAAGATTACCATATAATTAGAACCCTGTTGACTGATTTTATAAAAAAACAGAAGACATTTAAAAATTTACAGTACTATAATCCAGCAAAGGAAATCGCAGAAAAATTTGGTGCAGGATATGAGTGCATAGGAGACCTCATTACTACTATTACTGATTTTTTTGAAGAGAGACAGGATTTATATGATAGTATTGCTAATACTATAATTCCGGTCATTGTTTACAGTGGAGATGAAGCAACTCTTCCGGAGATATTTGATAGAATAAACTCTAAGGGTACGCCATTAGATAAATACGAAATTTATGCTGCTGCATGGCCAATAAATGAAAAATATACAATTTCAAACACAAGGATTGTTGAATATGTGATTGCTAAATATGATGCATTTGTAAGTGATGGATATAAAATTTATGGATATAATCGTGAAGATATGAGGGTTACAAAAAAAGTGACGGCATTTGAATATTTGTTCGGATTAAGTAAGTTCCTTGTTGATAAGTATGAAATTTTAGGATTTAACAGAAATTTATCAAGTGACACGGTTAACCCATTGGCATATGAACTTGTTAATGCTTGTCTTAATGATTCAGACAAAATAAAAACCTTATATATGCGATTACGAGATATCAATTTGGATGAATTGGAATCTGCTTTGTGTAAGTCAATTGAATTTGTAAATAATGCAATTTCTGTTGTTACAAAATTTAAGGGAAATAGTCGAAATACGAACAAAATTTTTCATTCGAAATACCAAATACTTTCTATGATTTCGACTACATTTAAAGAGATGTATGCTGAAGGGGATTTTTCAATAGTTTCCACAACTTGGAATGATAGAAAAAACATTATAGCACGAAATTTAATTCATTATTATGTGTATGATATTTTAACAAACTATTGGAGTGAAGGTGGTACTGGAAAAATTCACGCAGCTGCAAAACCTAACAGATACATGAATGAAATATCAAGTCGTGCTTGGATGGCAGCTTTAGATAGTTTCTTTGAAAAATCCATGTTGAGGTCGGAAAAGAAAAGTTTTGCAAATCCAAAAAATGAAGAACTAGTTTTTTTAAATTGCATATATCTTAAAACTTTTACTGCAATGGATCAATTATCGATTGAGAAATTTGATGTAGAACATATTGCCCCAAAAGAACAAATGAGAAGATTGATTGAAACATGTGATGGAGAAGGATTACCTGTCAGCTGTATTGCAAATTTGTGCTATTTGCCAGAGTATGTAAATCGTAGTAAGAAGGACAAGAACTTCTATCAAGATAAAAAGTATTTACTTCATGTTAAACTGAAAGACGTTGAAACGAAATATAGTTTTACAGAGCAGGAGGATCTTGACTGGATGGATATTCCATATGAGAAAAATGATTTTCCGGTTTTGAAGGAATATT